GCTGGAAGCTATGACTTACGCAGCTACTAAGTAAGGCACATTCTCACGAACTACGTTGAGTTGTGGCTCAAACTTACAGACAACCTTGTCGTTATCTACACATAACAGTGCGTCGTTGATCCAGCGTCCAAGACTGATGTTGTCTTGTAGCAGGAGCTTGACGAGTGCACGTCGGCTCACATTCTCGTAGCTGTACACATTACCTGAAACAAATGACACAATGCATGAAGCATTGAGTACATCAACGATTACATAATGTGCACAGTCGCTGTGTCCATGACGTACAACGGATGGACGAGTGAGTGACTGAAACAATTGCATGAATGAATGAATGAATGAATGAATAAAAGAAATTGAATGCGTACTTGAATGACGCAAGACCTGGCAGCCCGACTCAAACGGGCAGGGCGTCGGTGCACCGTGCAGGTAGCCATGAACAAACAAGGCGTGTGGCTCCGCCGTGGGCATTGTTGCCCTAGTGTAATCATGCACCCTGGCCGGCCAACTGGTCAAGCACCTCCAGGCTCTACGCTCCGGATCAGATGACTGACCCTCGGCATCGCAACGAGTTATTTAGTTGTCAAGGTTCTGAGGCAGTGAGTGGTGATTGAAGATCGAGACTCTCCTCCCCCTTAACAGGGAGAGTCGAGATCAAGATCGTCAACCACTCATCTGGATCTACCATATCAGATCCGCAACCGTTGCCAATCAGCAATAGTGTATCAAGGCTATACCAGACCAGCCAAGAACCGTTGCAGTAACACAATGATAAGTCTTTGGTCGGTCATCGATCAGCGTTGCTTATCACCTGATATCCCAGTCATACCAGTCATTCTCAACGTTCTCAATAAGGTCGCAACAGATAGATACACACAAACAGCGCGATACCAACTACCGCGCGTGCCTGATGCGCCCGTATTTCTTCTAAAACCCAGTGAAATCCGTTAGTTTATTGAACTAACGGGGCCAAAACACCCCCTTGGGGGCTCCTGGATCCTGCGTATATAGAGGATAGGGCAGACAAAATTATGTGATTTTTTCCTCTTGGATCACAATTGAACACTCAACGAGCGTATTGTCATAATCTAACGCTTGAATAACGTACACATCTGGAGACACGTTAACAAGACCCACTATTAACATAGAAAAGATATACTCACACATTTACATTACCATTTTAGTATTACTAGTAGGATCATCATCATGAGCTTCAGGACCAAACCCTCTAGCTCTAATATCATTCATATCTAAAGATTTTTTAGTTTCACTCAATGCTATCAACGGTTCCATCCAAGCATACAATTCTTTGGATGAATCTAGGAACTTAGCAGGACCAAGTATCTTTTTCATTTCTTTTACAGAAGTGACACCCTGAGAGGTGTACTTATAGAGAACAGTAAAGTAATTAGGACCTTCACGAACACGATGAAACTCTACATAAAGTCCTTTTGTATTGTGTATGTATTCTGTTTTAGGCATAGTATCAAAGAGTTGATAAGTAGAAACATTCAATGTTTCCAAAATCAACCGGGAGTTAGTACAAGTTAAATGAAATGTTGTCTTTTGGTTTTAACCAGTGGGCGGTACTTACAAAATGTCCATTCAGCGGACATAAGTAAAGGGGATAATTACTATCCCCCTTAGCCAGGAAGTCGAGTCCACCCTTCTCTCCTCCCTGTATAAGGTAGGGGTTTCTCTTAAAACCAGGTGGGGACTGAACTTTTAGGATTACCTGTAGCTTGTCTTCTTTGGTTAATATCCATACCTAAAACCATATGATTTGCAGCAGCTTGAGGGTCATCTTGCCACTGTGAAAGCATGTCATTCCACTCTTCCATCTTACGATTTTTGACTGATTCATGAGCAGAGATAGCAAGTGCATCAGTAAAATATTTGACACCTTGAGCTAGACAGTCAATTCTGTCATCGTGTTTAACGGCACCTTTTTCTTTACACATACGACTCATTTGATAAAAGAGCATATACATAAGACGTTTTTCAGGTGCTTCATCAGGATTAGACTTAAAGTCCCAATCAATAACTGATCTGTCTACGACTAGGCGGTGTTGGTTAAGGATAGGTTCCAAGGAGTCAATAATTCTGTCTTCTTTACGTACATTGGCACGTACCTCTTCAATATCAACGAGTTGTTGACGTTGGATAAGGTGTTTTTTAAATAATTCAGCGACAATACCATCACCAAAGTTAGTTTCAATAACTAATTTAGTAACGTTGTATTTTTTACAACCTTTAAGAATATCTAGCAAGGTATTGTCAGAGTACCCGTCTCTGTAAGCACGCATTTCATGCAAGTAGAGGAAGCCGTTTTTTTGAGATATGTATGCTGCGGAAGTTTCGTCAGTACCTCTACCCGACGGGTCAACCGAGCAGATTGTTTCGGTGTAAGGTGTCCACTCACCAGTGAGTTGCATTGGAGAATAAAAGTAATCTCCTGGGAGACCAACTGTGGGTAAGTCTTTAATAAGGTTTTGTGGGTCTGAGCACCAGACGACATTGTCAGGAGCAGAGGAGGGGTTAACAGAAGTAACCACAAGGTCTGCCATTTTAAGAGGGAATTTTTCTGCATCACTAAGGGAGGTATCGAGCATAAACTGAAGCATGAAGTTGCTACGACCCATAGCTGCTTCACGTTCAAGTAAGTCATCAGAATCAAAACGATCAGGATCTGTTACTGACCAAGCTTCAGCACCGTTATCGATGTCAGCTTGTAATTGCGGAGCCATTAATCCTTCGTAGTTAGAAGTTTTACGAGGGATACGTGCAGGCCAAACAAAGGGTCGGTAGTTACGTTCTGCTAGTTTTCTGTAGACAGTAAATGTAGTTTGAGGTGTACCTAAGTACATAATACGAGAGTCTTCTTTAGGCGTTAAAATAGACTCAGCCTCAGTACAAAGTTGTAAAAGTTTCTCGCGCATCATCTCAGAAAGTGAATTGCCAGGAACTTCGATATCGTCTAGGATAATCAGGTCGGCCCTAGAACCGGTCAGTTGCCCCGTTATCCCGACTGACTTAACAGAAGGTGCTTGGTGAGGTGCACAAGCAACATCAAAGGAGATACGAGACCAACGGGAGTCATCACCTTTAGGTTGTAGGTGTTTAAGCCAAGGTGTCTCAATAATCAGCTTCTGAAGGAAGATAGACATGTTGTCAGCACGTTCCTTAGAAGCCGAGATGATCATGATCTTTTTTTCTGGATCATTAAAGAGCGACCAAAGGACAAAAGCGCCAGTAATCCAAGATTTACCAACACCTCGGAAAGCTTGAATCTGGAGTCTCTTGGGTCCGTGTTGGATATAGTCTGCGATGGCATATTGAGCACGAGTGGGGGAGGGTAGATCAAGCTGCTCCCATAAAGCTTGCAGAAACAGCTTGAAATCGGCCTGTAAGGCCTCTAAAACGTTCGTCATATAGATAGTGACCTAAATATTAATTAAGAGCTTCTAGATACCGCTAGTGGACAGTGCACCAGGCAAAGACATTAGTCCGCCAACAACAGCTGAACCTACAGCGGCGCTAACTGAAACAGCACTAGTAAGTCCCTCTACAAAATCGTTACCACCATTTGAATAACCACCGCCATTTGTAGGAGGACCACCGTTTTTACCTGAACCATTGTGGTCACCATTACCATTACCATTACCATTACCATTACCATTTCCGTTTCCGTTGGTATATGTGTCATAGCTATATTGCATGACAACAGGTGGTACGTATTTAGTAGGAGGTGCAGATGTTGTCGGACCCATTTCTGGCATTTCTGGAAACCCTGCTAAAGCTTGAGGTGTAAACTTAGTTTGTGGAGCAGTTCGTAAGCCTTCAGTTATTAGAGACGGAAGACCGGGAAAGGATGTTTGTGGTAAGGAAAGATTTTGACCAACAATAAAAGGTAATGCAGAAAATACACGTTCAACATCCATTGATTCGTCAACGTCAATACCAGGAAGGTCGTACGGATCAACACGAGCATCAGCAAAACGTCGATCAACAATACGGGCACCTTCAGGTGTTTCTAACAAGCGATATTTGTTACTATGTTTAGTTCGATTATACTGTTCAACTGCGGTTTTCCATTTAGAATAACTTTGAGGTCTATTAGAAACATAGTCACCTGGAGCACCTTCACCAGCCAACATATCAGTCATGTCAGAAGGTGCTAAATGCTCGTGATAAGCACCTTCCATGCCTGCATGAGCAGCCATGTTGTTCATAGTTTCTTGCCACTGACGAAGCTTTTGTAGATTGTCAGCAGAAGACTCAGTAGATGTTTGTTCGTGTTGTTTGCGTCGTGCTGTTTGTCCTTTGCTACGTGTTTTCTGGCCGAATTTTGGGTTACCAGATGCATAAGTACCTTTACCTTCTACACCTGTAGGTCTTGGCATACCTTGCAAATTCATCTTTGTGATGATTTCCGATCTGTTTAGACCAGGATTAGCACGCGACAATTTATTAGCAGCAGACGCCCATTCAGAGGGAGTCATAAAAAAAACCGCCCCAAAGGAGCGGCGATATATTTGTTGCCTTAGTGCAACTATTGTGTATGTTTTGCTAGTACGTATTCACGTAATTGGTTTACGCCAAACGTGTTACGCATAAAATCTAAATAGGGTTTGCTTGCCTTTTTCTGATTACATCTTTGACAGGCTGGTACGATATTTGAGGCGATTGTTTCGCCCCCAGCACTGCGTGGGATAACATGATCGAGAGTAAGATTAGATAATTCATAAGATTCTCCACAGTAGACACAAGTACAGTCAAAATGTTCCTTCAGGGCTTTACGCCAAAGTTTTTTAGACATAGAACTGTTCATGGCTATCAGGTTTTGTAAATAGTGATCAGGAGTAGGAAGCAAGGGTGTCATCAGCGAGTTCGTTTGTTATTACCGTGTCCGTTACGTGCACGATTTATTTTCATAGATTCACGTCTAAGATTGCCCTTGCTGTCATGAGACATATCGGGTCCACCTTTGCCGTAAACACCGGCCTTACGACGTGCTTTATTTAAACGAGATCTGTATGCTGATTTACCTGGTCGCTTGTTATATTCCCGCATATAACTGCGGTGCTTGGCTGCTGCTTTAGGGTTAGCTGCGTAATATCGAGATGTTTTACCTTTTTCCATAAAGACGAGATTGAACCAATTCAGGATCAATTTTTGGAAGAATTTGATTTAATTTATCTAGAGGGTTACCGTCATAAGCAACACCACTAATATCGTTTTTATGTAGCCAATCACAAGCTGCTTTTAATTCATGAGCAGTAGCCTCCCCAGCTTTGATACGCTTGAGAAACTCTTGTGTCACAAGATTATGCAGCTCGTTAAATTGGTCTTCAGTCGCTTTCTTTTTTGACACGAGCTTTCTTAGCCTTTGGTTTCTTTACTACAGGTGCTTCAATTGCATACCATGTTTCACCTGGTTCATGCATCAAACGAGACTCAGCTTTAGTAGCTTGGCTCTCGTTTTCATATGTACCAATTACTTTTTTTGTACGAAGATCAACAATTTTGTAAGTCATAATTTATACGTTGTATCCAGGGCGTTGGCTTGGAAGACGCTTGGCTTGTTTTAATTTTTGTGTTGGCCCGTAAGGTTTCGGAAAGAATTTTCCATCATACTTTTTTACAGGGGAAGCATCTCCTCGTGGAGTATGTTTGTTAGCCATAATTGATTAATTTCTAAGGACAATTTGATCTAATTTGTTTTCAATACGCACCATATGATCTTCCATACGTTGAACCATGACTGATAAGTCAGCTTTAGAAACATAATCCTGAGCGACACCCAGCTCAATAGCATCGATACGTCGATCAAGACCACTAATGCGATCATGTACATTATTTATTCGGTTGTGTAATCTGTTATTTAGTGTTGCGCCGCCAGCGACTATTGCAATGACAGCAGCCACGATTGCTTCCATTATTTAAGAGATACAATTGGTACTACGTCATGACATAAGACTTCAACACGACTGCCAGGTCTAAAAGTAAACCCAGACTTCATAATCTCTGTACACTTAAGAGCACGAACAAGTTCGTAGTCAAGACGCATTTTTTGTTCGTGTTTACGGGCGATAGCTTTACAGGTTTCGATCATGCCACCATCTAATGGCACAGAAAAGTTCAGCTGTACGCCGTAGTTATTGCTTCGTACATACCCTTCGTTATCGAAAGGAATAGTATCGTTGCCCATATAAAAGGGCGAGAACTGCATGGTTGTTCCATTACAACTATTATTAGCTGCAAAGTATTGTCTGGACGGTGCTCCAGTATTTTGGAATTGCACCGCCTGATTGGTCACATTGCCTGTTGCAGCAGCTACAGGGCTAGATGTGTTTTGTACCTTTGGATCTTCTGCGTAAGCAGGTGCTATTGAGAGAAGACCGATAAGGATGTAGTAACAGTAGATTGCTCGATTGTTTCTGTTACTAGGCTGTCTTGAATCTTTCCAGCTTCTCTGGTTACGATTTCTAGTTGGAAAGCGTCCCCAGCTGTGTGTACTGAAAATGTTGTTGAGCTTCCAGCTATATCTGCGCTCGGTGTTACGTTTGTTCCAGACCATGATGAATAATCACCACCGTAGACGTTTGTAGCAATGGTTCGGTCAATATCAATGGTGGTAGTTGTTGTTGACTGCATTGAACCTTGCGTGAAGTTAGGGGTTACCTGAGCAGATACTGGAGCCGCAATAAAAAGAAGTAGAAGTAGTTTCTTCATTTGTTTTTTTCTCTTGAAATAGAAAAGGTTGCTAGAGTTCCGCTAAGAATAGAAGCGACATATGTAGGATCCA